AGGGCGACAGCGCCGCTGCGCAGGCCTTGCGCGGCCGTCGCAGCGACCGGCGACATGGTGGCGCCGGCCTGGAAGCGGGCTTGGGCCTGGAAGGCCGCGAGCGAACCCTGGAACGTCTTCAGCTTTTCGCCGCCGAGCGCGAACCAGTTCGCGAAGACCTCGCCGAGCTTAAGCGCGATCACCGCCTCGCCGGCATGGACGATCAGCTCGAAGTTGTCAGCCCCGGCATGGGCGAACGACCCAAGCAGGCCGAGGGCCTGGCCCATAAAGTCCCCGGCTTCCTTGATCGGATCAAGAGCATGGGGGTCCAGGATCATTTTCTGGCGGAAGGCGTCGGCGGCGTCCGCCAGGTGACCGAGCCAGTCGACAACGCCTTGCTGGGCGCCGGAGGTCTGGGCCAGCTGACCCACGGCGCGCGTCATCGAGTCGGTGAGCACCTGCCACCCCTGCTGGGCGGTCTTCGGCGCGTTGATGAAGTCCTTCTCGATCTGCGGTCCGGCCTTGAGCAGGGCGTCGAGAATGCGCTGGGTGGTCAAGGCGCCGGCGGCGCCGAGGTTGCGCAGCTGGCTGAAGGAGACCCCGATCTTGCCGTTGATCTCGAGGTTGGCCGCCATGTAGCGCAGCAGCTGGGGCGAGGATTCCAGCATCGATCGCAGTTCGTCGCCGCGCAGCACGCCGGAGGCGACGGCCTGGCTGAACTGGATGGTCGAGGCCAGTTGCTCGCGGATGTCCGCGCCTTGGATGGCCTGGGCCTTGGACACCAGCTTGGTGATCGCCAGTGCGTCTTCCTGGGACTTGCCATAGTCCCGGACCGCGGGGGCGAGGCGCGTGTACAGGGTGACCTGCCCCTCCACCGAGGCGCGGGCGTCACGGGCGTTGGCGTAGAGCTCGCGCTCCATCTGGCCGGCCTGCACGACACCTTCGGAGAAAGTGCGGATCCGCGCATGAAGGGTCGCATAGGTGTCGCCAGCCCTGATCGCGTCGTCCGCCATGGCGATGGCCGCAACTGAGGTGGCCAGCATCGCGCTCGCCCCGCCGAGCAGGGTCGTGTTCAGCGCACGCGACATCAGCGAGGCCCGCTCATTCGCAGCTGAGAACCGGATCAGGTTCGTGGTGGCGATAGGCAGCTGCCGGGAGATGAAGCCCAGGCCAGCGCCGAGCGGGCCGATCTGGTTCGTCAGGGAGGTGATCTTGGCCGCGGCCGATTGGCTGATGGCAGCCATGGCGCCCTGCTGAGCGCCGGCCTCACGCAGCACTGGAGCAAGGCGGCGCGCGCGGGCTTCCTGGGCCGCAATGGCCTCAGACAGTTGGACCACGCGCGCAGTCGATCCCTCGGCCCCGGTCGTCCGGTAGTCGAGGATAGCCTGCTTGGCGATCGCCATCTGTGCTCAGGTCTCCGGTTTAGGCGGCTTTACGGAAGGACCGCTTGGATTGGCGGCGGTCGTAGGCGGCGCCCCATTCGAACTCGAGGCGGTCGGCCCAACGTCGGTAGACGCCCTCCAGGTCCAGGCGCTTCGCGGCGCGGTACGGGGGGACGTAGTAGTAGAGCGGGACCCAGCCCTCTCGGGCGTTGCGACGACCCATGATCAGCTTGAAGGGCTTGCCCATCACGCTGACGATTTCGAGCTCCCAGCCCATCTTCGCGGCTTCGGACGGCCATGCGTAGCGCCGGCCGCTCCAGGAGATCGGGGCCTGGCCGCGGATCGGAACGGCGACCCAGCCCTTCTTGCCGCGGATGATCGGGGCGTTGTCGAACACCCAGGCTAGGCTGACGGGCTCGGACCGCTTCTTCTTGTAGACCGACCGGTCGACCACCGACCACCACGTGTCGTCGTTCTTCTTCACGTGGATGGACGCCGCGAAGCCGCGAGCCGCCCAGATCCTGTTCGCCGTGGAGAACCTGGTCCGGATCTGACGACGAAGTTCATTCCGGGCGCCGAGCGCGACCCGCCGGACCGAATCCTGCGTCGCGCGCTGGCCATCCGTGTTCGCGGCCAAGACGAAGGCCGCGAGGTTATCACCGCGCTGGGTCAGGCTCAGCATGGCGAGATCCTCAAGGTTTGGCGCTGGCCTCGAACTCGGCCCGGGCCTTGGCGTCGGCGGCTTCGGCCCTTCGCCGCTTATCGGCGCCGATCATCATCCCCGCCTCGAACTGGCCAAGTAGGGCCAAGACCCGCTCCTGATCGCAGTTCGGCGGAAGCAGAACGGCGATGGCCGGCCAGTCGAGCCCGACGATCTCGCCGGCCTCCCCTGCCCGCTTCCAGGCGCCGGGCGAGAGGCCTATACGGCGCGCGATCTGCCCATCAGGTCTTTGAGGGCCGTGCTCTACTCTTGGGCAGAGCTTTCCGTTGGGTTGGGGGAGCCCTCGGGCGCAGGGGCGGCCGGACTTTCGGCAGCCATCGCAGTATCTGGCGCCTCGTCCGAATTCGTGTTCGGCGAGACGCCTGAGCCGTTTCCCTCGGATCGCTCCAGCGGACTGGCCGCGTCGAGGTGCAGCATCCAGGCCGCGCGGATATCCAGATCGTCGATCAGCAGCGTGGCGATCAGCGGCGGCGAAAGCTGGGCCTTGATGGGAGCCGAACCGTCTTCGGACTCCACCGCATAGTTCCAGCCCCGCCAAAGGCTGATCGCGGCCTCAACAGCCACCAGCACCCGGCTGAAAGTCAGGAGGTCCGCCTCCTTGACCATCCGGTCGCCCAGCCCGTAGCGCTCGAGCAGCGCCGGCGTCTGAAGCAGGGTGACGGCAGCCGTCTGGGCCGCCGCCTCGATCGCGGCCAGGGCCACCCCGTCAGGCACGGCGAAGTCCACATAGAGCGCCGGATCTCCGGTCTGGAGAACCACGCGCCGGATCTCACCCGGCCGCCGCCGGCGATAGACAGCCAGCGGCTCGTCAGCTGCTCCGTCCATCAGGGAAGCACAACCGTAGCGGCGCTGTTGAGCACCTTGGCGACCAGGGCCGGGTTGGTGGGGTCCTGCCAGGCGCGGAGGGACGGGTTATATTCCAGCGCGCTCGGATCGCCGACGTCGACCGGCATGCGCGACAAGCGTGCATTGGCGAAGTCGAACTTGATGCCGCGAAGCGCCGTGCTCAGCAGGTAGATGCCCAGAGCGCGGGCCGTCTTGTTGCGCGCATCGTCGTAGAAGGTGTCGTCATGGAACCGGGTCGAGAGATCGCCGGTCACCTGGGTGATAGCCTCGCGTTCCACCGCATAGGGGACGCCAGTACCATCGGCCCCACGCACGCGCTTGAGGGTCCGCTTGTGGGTGAACTTGCCGCCGACCAGATCGCCGCCGGCGACGGCGTTATAGGTGATGTTCACCAACTTTTGGGCGGGCCGGTTCAGGGTCGGCGCCGCAGTTACGACGCCAGTCAGCGCCGCGGAGGCCGGGTCTTCGGTCAGACCGACGAAGGTGAACTTCGCCTTGGCGAAGCCCTCACGGTCAGCCGACAGGTCGATCTCCATCGACTCGCCGACCATGCCGTGGTGCTGACGATATTTCCCGGTCGTGAGCTTGTGCTCCAGGAAGATGATCGGCGGCAGGGCGCCCGAATTCCACAGGTGGCTGTAGTCAGACGCGGACCCAGAGGCGGTCTCCGCGCCAAAATAGGCCGCCAACCAATAGCCAAACTGGGCGATGCAGAGGGGGACCTCGACCGTGACGCGGTGATCGTCGAGACCATCGGCCGGGGCCACGGGGTCTTCGAAGTTGTTCAGGGTGGCGCCCAGAATATTGTCGTCGCCATCCTGGGCGGTCGCGCCGCCAGCGACGCTGTAGACGTTCAGCATCTGACGGGCGAGCGTCGTCGGCTTGGTGAAGTTGGCCTGCTTGCCGATGGAGACGGTCGTCTCCAGGCCGAGAATGGAAACCGTGCCGGTCATCGGGGGGCGCTCCTAGCGGGAAGTGTGGGCGGGCTTAGCCGCGGCGGCGAGCGAGCTGCTCGGGGGTGGGGATCAGCAGCATCCCCGCCGGGGCGGCGGCGAATTGCGCCTCGGTCAGGTCGATGAAGCGGCCCTTGGGACCGAACTCGTCGCTGAAGTCCGCCGTCAGGTAGGCCTTGAGCACAGGCTCCTGCGTGACCGGACCGGGCGTGGACGGATCGCCCGAAGGCGTATCGGCCGGGCGCTTACCAACGCCACCGGTGATCTTGTCGTCGTCGGCCATGAGGCCCTCCATTTTCAGGGAATTCAGCCGGCCCGGGTGGCGCAGCCGCCAATCAGCAGTCCGACATGGATCTCAAGCCCGCCTGCCAGCCAGGCGGTCGCGCCCTCAGCGTCACATTCGGACGAGGCGTCGATGTCGGCGTAGTCGGTACTGCCCCCCAGGGAATGGTCCTGGGCGAGCGCAGCGGCCAGGCTCGCCAGCGCGTCATAGGCGGCGGTCGACCGTGCGTCCTTGGCGCCCCCGGCGAATGCCAGGGTGATGCAAGGCCGAGCCTTCAGATCATAGATCGGGCCCATCAGCACCGAGACCACGTCCGCGTCGGTGTCATCGCTCAAGGCGACGTAGGGCTCGAGCGCTCCAGCCACCCGGGGCTTTGGCGCAACATGGCCACCTGGATTGCGCAGGATCATGACGCCGGGAAATGTCGCGCCGAGCAGCGTCGCGAGGGCGTCATGGGCCGCGCGGACCTTGTTGGCCATCTCCACTCCCGGAAAATCGAAGGGCCGCCCACGAGGGTTGGGGCGGCCCTTCAGTCAGTCGGGCGATGGGGAGGGCCCGAAACTCTTGAGGCCCTAGGCCTCCTTGGTCACCGCGCAGCGCCAGACGTAGCCGTCGTCGTCATGCGCGATGGGATGATCTTCACCGATGCGCCAGGAACCACCGCCGGTGATCGTGAAGAGCCCGCCAGCTGCCGGGGCTGCGATCTCCATCGAGCGGACCAGCAGATAGCG